TGTCATGAATCCGAATGTCATGAATCCGAACGTGAATGGTCCTTTTTCCACCAGTTCACCACCATCGTCTACGACTTCCTCCAATTTATATTCTCCTTTGACACCAAACTTAGTGCAAACAGTGTCGAAATATTTTAAGAATCGATTCGACCATATATTCAATAAGGCGGCCAAATCATCAAAGTCGGTTAAAGATTTTGTAAGCAATATATTTGCTGACAAAGGTTTGACGAAAGAAAACCTGAAAACAATATTGTTTGTGATATTGGCATCTATTATTAGTAGTGCTTTTACGAAAAAATTTAGTGGAGGCGGTTCAACGGATGTTGAAACAATTGAAAACTTATTGAAACAGTTAGGTGTATCAGAAAACACTATAAATGAGTTTGAAGAAAAGGTCGAAAAAGATAAAAATGTGGATGTTATTAAATTGGTTGAAAACATGAAAGGCGGAAGACCGACACGTAAACGTCTATTCCGTCAAAAGACGCGGCACACAGTTAATCGTTTGTAACTCATGGGCTAACAGTTTAAACGCATAAGGAACCTCTACATACGAGAACTCGGTCGCGTTCTCACACACACCACATCTATGAACAGTGAAATTGAATTTCGCCGAATCATTGTATTGAGCAATCATACCACACTTGTCACAAACATGTACACTATACTTATCAGACACGTCGTACAAACGTTCTCGACAAAACCGACTGATGCCATGTGCAAGCATTACATCACGTTCCATTTCACCGATTCGGAATCCACCGTCTCTGCTTCTTCCCTCGGCGGGTTGTCTCGTCAGATTGACCATTGGGCCGATCGAACGACTGTGCTGCTTGTCGTTGACCATGTGTTTCAAGCGTTGATAAAACACGGGACCTATAAAGATATTGGCATCGAGTTGTTCGCCGGACAGACCATCATACAACACATCATTCCCGTAACTCTCATAGCCGAGGTTTTGCAAATGGCGTGCAATTGTTTTCACATCGAGATCGCCGAAACTGGTCCCATCGCCAAACAACCCGAGATGCACCAAGACTTTACCAAGAAGGGTCTCTTTCAGTTGGCCGATGGTCATGCGACTCGGAATCGCGTGGGGGTTGATGATGATATCCGGTCGCAGCCCCGATTTTGTGTAAGGCATATCGCATTCGGGGATGATCAACCCTACCGTGCCCTTTTGACCGTGCCTAGAACTGAACTTGTCACCGATGCAGGGTCGCCTATAAATCCGCGTCCGAACCTTGGCACTGGGGTATCCGTCGCCATTTCTGCAAGTGACATTCCGGTCAATGAAGATATCCTCGCCGGCGGTTCGAATGCTCTTGCTCTGGTCTTCGAACTTGATCGGTTTCGTAGGATCGTTGCGATTTTCTTTGATGTGCACAACCTTTGCAATAATGATGTCGCGATCGTCGAGCTTGGTGTTTTCTGGGATGAAACCGGTGGAATCGATCTTGTCGTAGTTTCCGAACTTGATGCCCTTGGTTTTCACGGGATCGGGTTTACACCGGGTGACAAATCGAGCAATGTTTTTGTCCTCGTCCTTTTCGGTGTGGTAAATCGTGGTGGAAAACATTCCGCGGTCAATGGATCCCTTGTTGATCAAGACACTGTCTTCTTGGTTGTACCCGGTATACGACATGATGGCGACATGGATCACCTGCCCAGACGGGATTTTCACGAGGTCGAGCCAGTTCATAATTCGAGTGTCGACCAAAGGTCTGGAGGGGGAAGAAAGCACATACGCAGTCTTGTCGAAACGTTTGTCGAAATTGGTCGCGTAGATGCCCATCGCCTGCTTTCCTTGTGCACACTGATACGTGTTTCTGGGTGCTTGATTGTGCTCGGGGAACGGGATGCAAGACGCGAGGATGCCGAAGATCGTGCTTGGATGAATCTCGCAATGCGTGTATGCGATGTTTGTATCAGCTAAGGTGTATTCGGATTTTGCCTTGAGTGCAATCATCGCAAAGTTTTGCTCATCGGGGTCGATATACTCAATGACAGACTCGTCGAGTTTACAGTTCGTGAGAAGATCGTTCCATGCCAACTCGCCTGATTCTAACCCATGGATGATATCCAGCGTGATCAATGCCTTGCCATCGCGAACGCGTAACAGGGGTCGTGTCATGCGTCCGCCATCATTGCAAATCCGGATCTCCATCATCTTGTAATCAAAGACGATCGACGTATAGATGTTGATGATGCCTCGATGTTTCTTGTTTTTCATGTCATTGTAGAGCTCTAACGGGGTTTCGGTCACACCGACCCAGCAACCATTCACAAACACCTTCACTCGGTCAAACGCGTCTGAGGGGGTAATTACATTCAACGACTTGATAAACGGTGCTACATATGTGTAGAGCGACGAGCTATTCGTATTGATGGTCAAATGCGTCATGATGCTGATGCTTTTTACGATTCCGATGGATTGACCCTCTGGCGTTTCGGCGGGACAAAGAAACCCCCAGTTGCTTCCATGCAGTTTGCGAGGGTCGATGAGCTCGCCTGTTTTGTCGATGGGCGTGTTGATTCGTCGCATGTGACTGAGTGTCGCCGCGGTGGTTAAGCGATTCACCACCTGGGCCACGCCGACCTTGCTACTATTGCTTTGCTTGATGCTGAAATCGCCGGTCGCGAGTGCTCGATTGATGCCGGTTTCGATCGTCGTGGACTTGACAATCTTGCAAATGTTCGCAGTGTTGATAATGTTGAGATAGTCTTCGGTTGACCGCCAAGACCCGCCATTCACCTCCTTCAATATGTGTTTTTGCATCTCTTTCACCAACTTGTTGAAGTAGTTTCGGAACAGATTGTTCAGCAAGGTTCCGGTCATGTCGATGCGTTTGTTTGTGTACGAATCGCGGTCGGACGGTTTTATCCACCCAAGTGCGGTCTGGATCACTTTGTTAACCATGTAGCCTAGAAAATACAACTTTTGGCGACTCGTCTTGCAGTGGGGGAACAAATCGTTGTTCAACACGTCTGTTGCGAAATCGCGTTTTTTTCGAGAACCCTGTTCCTTGTCCATGTTCATCGGAGTGAAAGCGACATAGGTAGTGATATGTTTCAACGCGTCTTCTTTTGTCATGTAGCCGTTTGATTCGATGATCGACGCATTCAGATAGTCCAAGATGTCCGAATGTTTGTCACACTCAATATCCAACAGTATAAATTCACAAATCTCTTTGTCAGTGGTCACACCGAGGGCACGAAACAATACGAACAAATCGATCGATTCTTTTACACGAGGGATTACCACCTTGATCGGCAATCCATAACCGTTGTTCTTGTTCGTAATCTCTATTTCGACCTGTTTCGGCGAAATGCACTTGGTGTCAGGGACAGACTTGATTTCTGCATACCAGCTGCACTTGGCGGCGTTTTTGCCGTTGTAACAATATACGATGTTTTGAGCGGCACGTTCTTGTTGCAACACCGTCTTTTCGGAACCCTTGATGATGAAGTATCCGCCGTGGTCGAATGCACATTCATCCAATAGTACGGGATTTATGTGAGGATTCTGGGTCAACACGCAAATCGAAGATTTCACCATGATTGGAAACTTGCCGATGCTGACCTTCGGAATCACATTCTTGACAACCCTTTGTTTTTCCACGTCCATGGCATCTCGCACACGATACGTTACGTGAATATCGATTGTCATATTGGACGCATATGTTACATTCCTCAGTTTCGCTTCGGAGGGCATCATGACCTTCGTTGCTCCATTGTTTTCGTAAATCTGTGGGGGGTGCAGTTTCAAGTTTTCAAACATGATTTCGATTTCGAGCGAGTACTTGTCCGTGTCTGGCAAAATGTCCTTTTCGGAACGGATTTGAACCGGATTGAACATTTGGATGGTTTGAGGGATTTGGCGATTAATGCAGTCGTTATAGGATTCGAGTTGATGGCGAACAAGACAGGATGAATGTCGCCCATTGAAGTACGATTCTATGATTTTGAAGGGTTCTTCGACGTAACCTCCCAGATGCGACAACACCTCGAGATCCAATGCAGGCTTACAACAGACACTGTCCTGATCTTCACCGCATTGCATTAGTTCTTGCAACATGTTGATTAGTTTTAAGGGATCCTCCATATTTGTTTTATGATTTTTTATTCCAAACGATATATAAACATGTTTATAGAGCTACACAATAGATTCGATGATCAATCCGCAAAAATGCATGATGTTCAATAAATATCTCGAACAGTGCAAACACAAATCCAACATGACATACGACGAGTATCAAACGTTTTTGTCAATCACTTCTGCGAACTTTAAATCCTCTTCTTCTTATGATGATTGGCAAAAACAACACGATTTTACAAACAACAGCATCATCTCGCCAGAATATGAGTATGTAATGATTGATTTTTCCATGAACTCCATCGCGGATCTGATTCATATTGTTGACAATCATGTAGTAAAAGAGAACACTCAGTACAATATCAATCTGAACATGCTTCATCTGATAAAGGCCGAATTGAGAGAACTGGATGCAATGGTTGGCATGAAATCGTTTAAAAAAAATGTGCTTGACCAATTGCTGTATTATATTCAAGGGTTTCATGTCGGTGTGCAAGACTATAAACACACTGTGATTTACGGTCCTCCAGGAACTGGAAAGACAGAGATTGCGAAAATTTTAGGCAATATCTACTCCAAACTCGGCGTGATTCAAAAACACGCAGATGGTGGTTCGAATCTTCATCCGTTTAAAAAGGCCACGCGGTCCGACCTGATTGCCGGATATGTCGGACAAACCGCGATCAAAATCAAATCCTTGATCACGAGTTGTCTCGGCGGCGTCCTCTTTATCGATGAGGCGTATTCTCTCGGAGATGACAGTTTCTCAAAAGAATGCGTAGACACATTGTGCGAATCGTTGAGCGATCACAAAGACAAACTCATGGTGATTATTGCCGGATATGAAAACGAATTGAATGATCGGTTTTTTTCACTGAATGTGGGACTCGATTCAAGGTTTGTCTGGAGATTCAAAATAGAGAGTTACACACACGCAGAGTTGTGGGAGATATTTACAAAAAAAATAGGCGAATGTGATTGGAAAATTGCTGACGAGATTAAGGGTGTTGAATGGTTTAAAAAACATTACAACAGTTTTAGTGCATTCGGGAGAGACGTGGAGTCTTTCCTATTTAAAGTGAAGATTGCTCATAGTAGACGAGTGTATGGTTCGAATAATAAACGCGTCATCAGTTTGAAAGATTTGAATCTTGGATTTGAAATGTTTTTGGACAATAAAAAGAAGACGTCCACCTATGTTTCCAATATGTTTTTGTAAGGGCGGCGGTAAGAATATATACAATAAAACTGTATTGTATATATAATAATATTATCATAGAACATGAGTACCACAAATCGAATTGTAAAATATAACGAAGAACTGTTTAAAATCCCATCGGGCACCAAAAAACGCCGCGACAAACCCCCGATCAAAATCAAACCGACAACGACCAAAACAATTAAACGCAAGATTTTAGATGAATTACGCAGAACCCAACAACAGCAGATGAATGCATTGACTGATGCTCCTTCTCCTGCTCCTCCTTCTGATTCACATTTCGAGACCGACTTCAAAAACTCGGTTGACTATATGCAAACATTTATTGATAATCACAAAAAAGAGACGACTGCCAAACTCAATAGTACTATTAAGGAAAAAAAACAACATCCTATTCCAACATATGGTTGTTTGAAAAATGGAAGTTTACCGACTTATCGTAATATTCATGGAACCACAATAAAGAATCGGAACCCACCAATGGTTTATACAAATCAAAGCACTGCTGCTGCTGCTTATGAAAATCCACCAATGGTTTATACAAATCAAAGCACTGCTGCTGCTGCTTATGAAAATCCACCAATGGTTTATACAAATCAAAGCACTGCTGCTGCTGCTTATGAAAATCCACCAATGGTTTATACAAATCAAAGCACTACTGCTGCTGCTTATGAAAATCCACCAATGGTTTATACAAATCAAAGCACTGCTGCTGCTGCTTATGAAAATCCACCAATGATTTATACAAATCAAAGCAATGCGGACGATGTCATTCACATTGACGATTTCAAATCGACTCCCACCATCTCTGAACGCATCAAAAGTCCATCTGAAATCTTGTTGACTGAAAAGACAAAACAGAAATCGAAAGTGAAACCCATGGACAAACACAAACGACAGTTTTTGAGGAGAACATACCATGTAGGAAAAGACAAGTATAAACCGAAAGTCGGGGTTCTCTTGCCAAACAAAACCATTCGAAAACGAGTCACCACCAGTTCATACTTGCTGAAACAAACACCGATCGAAGAGATTCGCAAGTTTTTATTAAAAAAGGGGTTCATTAAGGTCGGATCAAGTGCACCCAATGATGTCCTCCGCAAAATGTACGAATCGATACGAATGATCGACGGCGAAATCAATAATCACAATTCTGAAAACTTGTTACACAATTTTTTCAATCATAAATAAATCACAGAACGATGGATCCCAAAAAGTTAAATGCAAAAATAGATACGTTTATCGTCAACTTCAAAGATGACATTCGCTCCAAAGCAATCGAACTAAACTTCGACGAATACTCGAAGCCGAAACTAAATGAACTGATTGGGTTTGTCTACGATTACGACAAGTTCGCATTCACCAAGGATGACCTATCCAAACGAAAACGCATTCAGAACTCGATCCCGACAGACAACCGATGTAACGCCAAACGAGCCGACAACAAACAGTGCACCAGGAAACGAAAAGACGGATCGGAGTTTTGCGGAACCCACACGAAGGGTGCCCCCTATGGACTCATGAACGAAACTTGCTCGCCTTGCACGAAAAGTATCGACGTCGCCGCCACAAACATCATGGGAATCGTTTATTACATCGACAAGTTCAACAATGTCTACAAAACAGAAGACATTCTGGAACAAAAACTCGATCCAGAGATTATCGCTAAATATACCGTCATTAATGGTAAAATCTGTATTCCCGCATTTGGGCTCGTTTAATCCGACGAAACCTTCTTGATGGGCTTGCATTTGATGATCTCCTTCACACTCTCGTCGCGGTTCTTCATAATGAAGTTGTTCATTTCAAGTGCCTGGGATGTGTCTCCGTTGTAATATTTTGATAGTATCGTGGTTAAGCTCTTTTTTGTGATTGGTTTCTTTATATTCGTTTTTGAATACATTAACGTGCCATCCTTTGTATTGAACTCGTCGATTTCGTTTTCTTTCATGGTTTTCATTAACTCCTCAGATACCTTTTTCAATCTCTCTTTGCGGGCACGAAGCTGTTTGTTTATACTCCGAATCTCATTATCTGTTGTCATCCAGTCTTTAATTAACTGAACTAACTCGCCTTTATTTGCCGCCATATTATACATTTCTTTTTCATATTATTTTTATCTCATTTTGTTTTGTTTTGTTGTGTTGTTTAGCAAATTTATTCTCAAATATATATAATAAACATATGTTCAGCTTTGTTCATAAAAAGACAACATCGAGTGTACATAATAATAATAATAGTAGTAATATTAAAAAACAATCCATGCTTTTTGAATTTAAACAGCCCATATACCGACCCTTGGCTTTGTCTTTACCAACGCCAACGCCAACGCCTGGACCTCCACCTCCACCTCCACCAATGTTAACCGATAACAAACCAAAAATGAGATGGGGGAAACCGATTTGGACATTTTTCCATGTCACAGCACAAAAAGTCAAACCCGAATATTTTCATTTGGTGATTCGCGAGTATTTGAACTTTATTATTTTGATTTGCAGCGTACTACCGTGCCCGGTTTGTTCCGAACATGCTTCCCAGTATATGAGATCCGTCAATGTAAACAACATCAAGACAAGAGATGACCTGATTCATTTGTTCGTTACCTTTCATAACAGTGTTAATTTGAGAAAAGGGTATCCAGTTCTTACAATCGATAAAATTCCTCCATACGATCAAGCAAACACCGTTTTGGCAATGAAACAGTTTTTTGTCGCTTTTGAAGACAAAACACGTGCAGTCAAGTTAATGGCGGATGATTTGGCACGAATGCGTATCGTTGAAAAGCTCAAACACTG